TACGCAAGAATTGAAGTTGATGCAAGCAGAACCGGCAGAAGGTGGCGTGAGCAAATACGCGCAGCAACCTAGCCAGCTATTAGACAATGCAACGCATGAACAAGTACACGAAGCCGTGGTGAAAGCCTTTGACGGCAACGAAGCAATGGCAAATCGTTATTTAGAAAGTAAAGGCGTTAGACCTACGGAACCGCTACAATATAGCGCAATGGGTAAGGATGCGCCGCATACTGGCATTGATGAAGTAGAGCGATTAGGCCGAAGCGTAACGCGTAGGGAAATATTAGATGCGGTTAATAACCTATTTAATCAACGTGTTAAAAGTGGCCGTTTGGGCCGTGATAATGTACGCGGCTGGTATAACACTAAAACCGATGTAATTCGTAGCGGTAATTATGGCGAAATTCCAGTTATCATGCACGAATTAGGACATTATGTAGATAATTATTTCGGTTTCAGTAAAGATGCACGGTTCAATACCGAATTTAACGGCGTTATTCAAGACCGTTTCGGTAAAGCGTACAATAAGTTAGGCATGGACGGAATACGTGGCGAAGGCTACGCAGAATTCTTTAAGGATTATGTGAGTGATCGCGCGAAAGCAAAACGGGAATTTCCAGAATTCTATAACCACTTTACGGAAGCAATCGCAAAAGAACCAGAATTGAACGGTATAACCAATAAATTATCGCAGCTGGTTCATGAATGGCACCGTCAAGGCGGGGCGGAACGTATCAAAGGCAGTATTTCTTTTGAAAGTAAAGGAAAAGTTAGCCAAGCCATTGATGCTGTTAAACGTGGCGAAACTAAAGACGTAATTAAAAAAGCGTTGAATGATGTATATACCAAGGTTGTTGATGAATTGAACCCATTGAAGGATTTAGTTGAGGAAGTAGAACGCCAAACAGGCGAAAAAATTGCCTTTGATGATAATCCTTATATGCAAGCATGGCTTGCACGTGGCTGGGTAGGTAAAGCAGAAACGCTTATTGAACACGGCGCACCAGAACATGGTATTAAATCGTTAAAAGACATTTTGAAAGGTATAGGCGAAAAGGAGCATAAAGAATTTTCCGCATATTTGGTGGCGTTGCATGATTTAGACTTGCACAAGAACAAACAAAACGCAACGTTTGATTATACCGAAGATGCTGCCGTATTAGGTAAGCACGCCGGAAATGAACGTTTTCAAAAGGCAGCAGTTGCAATATATAAATATCAAGATTATATGTTGCAAATGTTAGTTAAAGAAGGCATGTTGACGGCTAAGGCATATCATACAATGCGCAAAATGTACCCGCATTACATTCCATTTTTCCGTGATATGTCAGATGCTGGCATGCAATCGTTCTTATCTGGTGGCAAGGGTTTTGTTGATGTATCTAGTCCGGTAAAACGTTTTAAAGGTAGCACGCGCGATATTATTGATCCGTTGGAAAGCATCGTAAAGAATACGTTCCAATTCTATAACGCAGTAGAACGCAATCACGTTGGGCGTACATTTGCAAAACTTGCCGATAAAAACGGCGTAGGGCAAATAGTGGAACGTGTAAACGGTAACAAAGCGGCAACAGATAATACATTTAATGTTTGGGAAAACGGCGAAAAAGTAACATATGAAACAACGCCGGAACTTATTCAAACGATGCGCATGTTAGATAAAGACCAATCAAACATGGTTGCTAAAATCTTATCATATCCGGCCAACTGGTTACGCGCTGGCGCTACATTATCGCCAGAATTTATCTTGCGAAACCCTGTACGCGATATGATAGGCGCATCTATTTATTCCAAACATGGGTTTATTCCTGTAGTCGATACTTTTAAAGGCCTATCACTATTCCTTAAAAAAGGCGATTTATATTGGGAATATATGAAATCTGGCGCAGCACATGCGGCAATGGTATCATTAGACCGCGACTATTTAGGCGGCCAATTACGCGATATTATGAGCCGTGAAAGTAAGGTTACTAAGTTAATTAAAAACCCTATTGAAGTATTACGCGCTATGAGTGAAGCAACAGAAATGGCAACACGGTTGGCGGAATTCGATAATGCACGAAAGGGTTATACTGGGGTTGGTAATCGCCTATTCGGTAAAGATAGAAAGCCTTTAACTGCAAGAGAAGCGGCACTTGAAAGCCGTGATATTACGTTAGATTTCAGCCGTAGAGGTTCGCATACTAAAAAGGCAAATCAAGTTATAGCCTTCTTTAATGCTACAATTCAAGGCGCCGACAAAATGGCGCGTGCTTTTAAAGAAGACCCGCGCGGTATGACGGTAAAAACTATGCTATATATTACGTTACCAAGTGTTTTGTTATGGTACATGAATAAAGACGATGAGCGTTACCAAGAGTTGCCGCAATGGGAAAAAGATACATTCTGGATCATTCCTGGCAAAGAAAATATGTATCGTGTTCCTAAGCCATTTGAAGCTGGCGTTTTATTCGGTACATCGTTTGAACGTATGTTGCAGTATTTTGACGATGCAAAAAACAACCGTAAAAGCGTAGGTTTTAAGGGGTTCGGTGATAGAGTAATAGATAGCCTTGCACCTAGTTTTATGCCTACGGCTATGATACCGGTTGTTGAAGCTATGACGAATTACTCTTTATTCAGACAACGTAATATTATTCCGCAATCTCAAGAAAATTTACCGGCACACCTACAATATGGAGCAAATACAAGCGAAGTAGCAAAATTCGTAGGCGATAAAATCAACGTTTCGCCGTATGTTGTAGATAATACAATAAGAGGGTACGGTGGCGGCCTTGCTGGTTTAGGTTTAAGCGGTATTGATGCGGCTACTGGTGCAAAAGAAAACAATGCATCTAAAAAATGGTACGAAGCGCCGGGGTTAAGAGGGTTTACCGCAGCACCTTATCAATCATCTAATAGCGTACAACGTGTTTATGATGATTATAAGGAACAAGAAAAACTGCATAATGAATTTAAACTAACAGGGCAACGGCCAGACGGATACGATGCCAAAGAATTCGCAAAACTCAAAAATGCAAGTGATAGCTTAAAAGGTTTAAACAAAGCATCTAAAGCGATCATTAATAATGAACGTATGAGCGGCGAACAAAAGAGGGAACAATTAGAC